CGATATACGAACAGGCCGAAGTGCTTGTACACGGTTCGTGGGTCGGCAACGGAACAGTTGGTTTGATGTTTCCCGTCACGCTTTACAAAATGTTTGAAGCCAAACTCAAGGAGAAGAACACTTGAGCAAATCAAAAACACCTGAGCCACTGTACAGGCAGTTTACTCCTGAAGAAGATCGTGGCAAGACACGGGTCAGCAAGTATTACCGAGTCAATCAGAACATGGATGCGCTTGGTACAGGTCTGCACCCATACAACATTGAATGTAACTTACGAATTGACTTTGATCTTGATGGCGGTATCTACAAAGTTGAGTGGAGCAATAAAGTTCTAGGAGAAAGAAAATGATTCACACAGAAGAAGACGATGAGTTCGAGCGCATTGAACATGAGGCAAAGATGCGACAGGGGCAACCCTACCACTACGATGTTTACGTATCCCCATCACAGCGTAATACTGTATTGGAAGAAGTGGCGAAAGAGTTTGAGAAGATGACAGCGTTTGGCGATACCTCTTGGAGTTTTGCCGCGTTTGTAAGGAACATGAAAAATGCCAAGACCTAAACCATCCGAACCATTAGAACGCGCTGACTTTCGTCTTACATCTACACACAAGGTAATACTTAAACAACTTGGTGGGGTCGTATGGTTAAGACAAATGTTAGATAAACATGCACCATTACCAAGGAAATACTATGACTCCCGAAAAGAAAGTCAAGAACGCAGTAGTAGCTTTACTTAAAAAACATAACGCATACTGCTTCTACCCAGTCGCAGGGGGGTTTGGATCAGCAGGCATACCGGACATTGTTGCCTGCTACATGGGAAGATTTTTTGCTATCGAATGTAAGGCAGGCAAGGGCAAGACCACTGCACTGCAAGACAGGAACATAGCGCAGATCAAAGATGCCGGTGGCTTTGCTATTGTCGTCAATGAGGAGAACCTGATAGAAGTTCAGGAAATTTTAGACTATATCGCACAGGAATGGAGGGATCATTATGGGTTCAATAGCTGAAGAAATGAAGAAGGTTATCCAACAATGGGATGCCGAAGATCAACAACCACAACAGGAGATCAAAATGGAAATGAAAAAACGAGGCTCTATAACATCTGTGATACTTGGCTACATCAAAGACAAGCCCGGGGTTACAAGTATGGAGATCAAGCAACGACTAAGTGTGGAGCACCCTGACATACCACCAAGTTTCGTATCATCAATGCTCAAACAGTTTGTAGATAACTTCTCTGTCACTCGGGTACATGCACCTGAGAAGGTAGATGGTCGCTCAATCTATGCGTACACCACAGTGTCTGAAGCGGATCGTAAGAAGTTGTTGAGTGTGGCAAAACGTAAACGCAAGCAAGCGCAAGAGCGTGCCGCCCATGCACGCGCAGTCAAACAAAATAAATCAGCCCCACAAGAAACACCCACGATGTTTCAAGATGGATCTTTCGTACGGTACGAAAAGAAATCATTGTCAGACTTGTTGGGTGATTATGAGGCAGTCAACGCCAAGATCGCAGAAGCCAAGCCTACAACTACCGAATGGAGTGTCGATGAGGTGCTTGATAACCTGACAGTCAAGCAAGCCCGTGCGTTACACATCGCACTCAAAGAAATGTTTGGAGGTGTGTGATGAGTTGGCTTGACCCACGAAACATGTTTGGTATGCCTACGATAAAGGAAGAGGGTAGTACTGTGTTGGACTCATACCAGTACAGCGCACAACAGGCTAACAATCTTGGCGCTAGTCTTACTACGGCACTAGGACAACAGGGTGCGACAGGAGCAACGATACGGGGCGCGTACTCAGGCAGATACATTGACCCGTTTAGAGAACATGAGGAAGCAATCAGGCGTGTCGAATACATATTGGCACGCACAGTACCGGACTACGATGAGCTGGTGAATCAGTTTAACGCAATCAAAGATATTGAGAGGAGCAATCATGAGTAAGATCAAAGAACTACTACATACTAAATTAGATAACACACCATCCGACGCACCAAAAATATTTGGCGAAGTGTTTTATGATGGGCAGATGCGTGGTAGCTACGGGGTAGATACCATACCAATGGGTAAAGGCATTGTGTTTGGCGACTACGTAGTATGGGACACAGGGGACAACCAGTTTGGTATCGGATACCGTAATACTGGCGAGATGGGCATCTTTAATAAGAAAGACTTTGAAGCCCACATTGAAGCGTTCTATGGGTTGAACTTCTGATGGATGTTATCACCATAGACTTTGAGACGTACTACGACAAGGACTTCTCATTATCAAAGATCACCACAGAGGAGTACGTGCGTGATCCGAGGTTTGAGATCATTGGCGTAGGCGTTAAGGTCAACGATGAAAAGACACGATTCTTTTCTGGCGAGCATGAACTGTTACGTCAACAGTTGTTGCGGTATGACTGGGACAACAGCATGGTTGTTGCCCACAATGCCATGTTCGATATGTCTATTCTGAATTGGATTCTTGGCATCAAGCCCAAGGCTATTGCAGATACATTGAGCATGGCGCGAGCCATACACGGCACTGAGGTCGGTAACAGTTTGGCTAAGTTGGTCAAGCACTACAACTTGGGTGAGAAGGGGGATGAGGTGATCAATGCGCTAGGCATTAGGCGTACTGACTTCCCCATCCATCAAATGAAACTGTATGCGAAGTACTGCGTCAATGATGTTGACCTGACATACGATTTGTTCCTGACTCTGCTCCCGATGTTTCAGAAAACTGAGCTGAAGTTGATCGACCTGACCATCCGTATGTTTACAGAGCCAGTCATGCGCTTGGATGTACCCGTCTTGGAGCAACATCTTGTGCATGTGAAGAAGCGCAAGCAAGCCCTCATAGACAGCACGACAACAGATTTGGATAACCTTATGTCCAATCAGAAGTTTGCCAAGTTGTTGGTAGACCTTGGCGTTGAGCCGCCCATGAAGATTAGTCTGACTACGGGCAAGGAGACGTTGGCACTTGCTAAATCTGATGAGGGGTTCAAGGCTTTGGCTGAACATCCTGACGAGCGCGTACAGTTACTTGTTGCCGCACGTTTGGGTAACAAAACTACGCTTGAGGAGACTCGTACCGAGCGCCTGCTTGGGATTGCCTCAAGAGGACTGATACCTGTACCCCTGTCTTATTATGCCGCCCACACGGGACGGTGGGGTGGTGCAGACAAACTGAACTTTCAGAACCTGCCCTCACGCGGTGATAACGCAGGCAAGATCAAGCGGTCAATCCTTGCCCCCGAAGGGCATGTGATCATTGACTGTGACTCAGCGCAGATTGAAGCCCGTGTGTTGGCTTGGTTTGCAGGACAAACAGATTTGGTGGAGGCGTTTAGAGATGGCAAGGACGTATACAAAATCATGGCGTCTGCTATATACAACAAGGAGGTCGAAGAAATCGACAAGGGTGAAAGGTTTGTTGGCAAGACTACGATCTTGGGCGCGGGCTACGGCATGGGGGCGGACAAGTTTCAAACCCAACTCAAGACCTTTGGTGTTGAGACACCGCTTGCAGAAGCCAAGCGCATCATAGATGTATACCGTGAAACGTACCCGTGGATTCCAACCTTGTGGCAAAACGGCAACAGAGCAATCGAAGCGCTGTCCAAGGGGCGTACTGTCAAGTGGGGCAACGGTGCTGTGACCGTCAACAAGGACGGTATCCTGATGCCAAACGGTATGTATCAAAGATACCCAAACCTGAAAAAATTTAAAGACAAAGACGGAAAAGAGCAGTATATTTACGATTCACGCAGAGGTTCAGTGAAGTTGTACGGTGGTAAGTTGACAGAGAACATTTGTCAGGGCTTGGCACGTTGCATCATTGGTGAGCAGATGCTGAAGATTGCGAAGAGATACCGTGTTGTACTCACTGTACACGATGCTGTGGCGTGTGTAGCTCCAATCGAGCAAGCCGCTGAAGCTGTTGCATACGTCGAAGAATGTATGCGATTCGTACCGGAGTGGGCAGAAGGTATCCCGCTGAATTGTGAATCAGGGTTCGGAGCCTCATACGGAGATTGTTAATGGTCAAAGTGCCTGCATGGAGTTACTCAAGTATCACGCTGTTCGATCAGTGTCCTAAGAAGTATTACCACTTGCGAGTGGTCAAGGACATTAAAGAACCCGAGAGCGAAGCCATGCTGTACGGTACGGCAGTCCACCAAGCGGCTGAGGACTACATCAAAGACGGTACACCGATTCCTGCCAAGTACGGCTACATGCAGTCCATGTTGGACAAGTTGGCAAACATCAAAGGCGAGAAGCTGTGCGAACACAAGATGGGCATCAAGAAGGTCGATGGACGCCTTGCCCCTTGCGGATTCTTTGACAAAGAAGTTTGGTATCGGGGTGTTGCAGACTTGCTCATCATCGACAACGAAAAGAAAGAAGCCCGTGTTGTTGACTACAAGACTGGTAAGAGTAGTAAGTACGCTGACCCTAAACAGTTAGCCCTCATGTCTGCCTGCGTGTTCTTGCACTTCCCTGAGATAGAGCGCGTCAAGGCTGGCTTGTTGTTTGTGGTGTGTAAAGATTTTGTGCGGTCTGAGTACCACGCATCTACGGGCCTCAATGTCTTTTCGGAGTTGGACGGTTCATTGGTTTCGCGTGAAACTGCGTACGAAACTGGAGTGTTTAACCCTAAACAAAATTTCACTTGCAAGGGATGGTGTCCTGTGCTAGATTGTTCACACAATGGAAGGAACGGATAAATGCCGTACAAAAATAAAGCGGATCGTGACGCTAAACACGAATGGGAATTAGAGAAGAAGCGACCCGGTGCGCATGAAGCTCGCATGGAGCGACAACGTGCTAGGAGAGCATTAGACAAGAAAGGCGTTGACCGCACGGGTAAAGATGTTGCCCACGTCAAAGCCTTATCAAAGGGTGGTAGTAATGCAGACGGTTATAAGTTGCAAGCCCCCTCAAAGAATCGCTCGTTCAGGCGTAAGTCTGACAAGTCGATGATGTAAGTTGCCCCTTGGTGAGTTACTAAAATTGGGTCTAGCGAAGTAAGGTGTAAGTGATAGCGAGACCGAGGAATTTTTTCCTTTTTCATGGAATAACTACACCAGTCAGCACAGCGCTCCTTTCAGTTGGGAACTGACGGACACCTCGGAAAGACGGGGATTTTCCTTCAAACACCGTGTTTGAAGTGCAACGCTATTGGAGATGGCATGGAGATCATAGATAACAGAGCAGTATTGCTCAAGGTACGCAATCCGGATCGCATCACAACTGTGATCCCAAAGAGTAAAGTAATAACTGAGTACAACAGCCACGCAGAAGTTTTGGTGAATTGGGGACTTGAGGAAGCGATTGTTCTGAAGAACTTACGCATACCAATACCTTCACCGATAAACGCTACGTACAAGTGGCCAGGATTGTTTAAACCGTTCGACCACCAACGAGAAACTTCCTCGTTCTTAACGCTACACAGACGTGCGTTTTGTTTCAATGAACAAGGCACAGGAAAAACTGCGTCAGTCATTTGGGCGGCAGACTATCTGATGACGCTTAAACGCATCAAGCGTGTGCTTGTAATTTGCCCCTTGTCCATCATGGACTCGGCATGGCGCAATGATTTGTTTAAGTTTGCCATGCACCGTAAGGTGGATGTTGCTTACGGCAAGCCTGAGAAGCGCAAGGAGATCATTGGTGGTGACGCTGAATTTGTAGTGATCAATTACGATGGTGTAGAAATCGTAGCGGATGCCATTGCACGGGGTGGCTTTGATCTTATCGTGATTGACGAGGCTAACGCGTATAAAAATCCACAGACAAGACGTTGGAAGGTGTTGAGTAAACTAATGACACCGGACACATGGTTGTGGATGCTCACAGGCACACCTGCGTCCCAATCACCGACAGACGCATACGGCATCGCCAAACTTGTAAACCCCGATGGAGTGCCAAGGTTCTTTGGTGGGTTTAGAGATCAAGTTATGAACAAGGTCACGCAGTTTAAGTGGGTTCCAAAACCCGATGCGGATAACGTGGTGCATAAAGCCTTGCAACCCGCGATACGATTTACGAAAGAGCAATGCCTTGATCTGCCTGAGATGACTTATGTTACGCGAGACGTCCCGCTTACTGCACAACAAACAAAGTACTACGAGTTGCTACGTAAACAGTTGATCGTACAAGCCGCTGGTGAGGAGATCACAACAGTTAATGCCGCGGCTAATCTGAATAAGCTACTACAACTATCAGGTGGCGCGGTGTATTCCGATACAGGCGAGGTGATTCACTTTGATGCAAGCAATCGGTTAGCTGTCCTACGAGAAGTTGTAGAGGAGTCAAGTCACAAGGTTCTGGTGTTTGTCCCTTATCGACACGCTATTGAACTTGTTGCTGAAGATTTAAAGAAGCATGGGTACGCAACCGCAATCATTAACGGTGCTGTCCCTGCCGCAAAGCGTTCAGAAATCTTTGAACGCTTCCAAACTAAAAACGATTTGCAAGTGTTGGTCATCCAACCGCAAGCCGCATCACACGGTGTCACGCTCCATGCCGCAAACACAATTGTGTATTGGAGTCCAGTCATGTCCGTGGAAACGTATTTGCAATGTAACGCACGGGTGCATAGAGCAGGGCAGAAGAACCCTACGACCGTGGTGCATTTGCAAGGTAGTGGAGTCGAGAGACGTATGTACACCATGCTCAACAGCAAGGTTGATATACACCACAAAATTATCCAGTTATACGGGGAACTACTGAGATAAAAATTCTTGACAATGTAAATTTTAGGTGTATCATTTAATCATAAAGAGAAGGAGAGAGATATGACCGAATCAATTTCGGCTGATAGACTTGTCGCCGCATACATCAAGATGCGCGACAAACGTGCTGAACTTCTACGTGAGTACGAAGAACAGGACGGGGTTATCAAAGAACAGATGGAAACATTGGAAGGCAAACTGCTTGACCTTTGTAAATCCGTTGGCGCTGATAGCCTTAAAACCCAACACGGCACAGTCATGCGTGGTGTTAAAACCCGCTACTGGACAAGTGATTGGCAAGCCATGCACGGCTTCATCATGGAACACAAGATGCCTGAACTCTTAGAGAAGCGCATCAGTCAGACTACGATGAGACAGTTGCTTGACGAAAACCCCGACATGATGCCCATGGGTCTGAATGTCGATTCTAAATATTCCGTAACCATCAGGAGGACTTCAAATGGAAGTTGAAACTCTGACCGTTGAAGAAGTTGCAAAGTATTTGCGCGTCTCTCGACAAACGGTCTATACGCTAATCCGTGCGAATAAGATTCCACATTTCAAAGTAGGCAACAAGGTGCGTGTAAAACGCTCAGACCTCGAAACCATCACAAACACATCAGGAGATACTAAATGAGTAGCGCAATTGATCACCACTACTTTGGGTGTGAGGTTACAAACGTAACCTATGACCTATTAAAGAATGTTGGTCACGTTCACATGCCTGCGGGCAATTGCACTGACATGGCAAGGACTATCAAGTTCTTTGTAGAAGAAGTCCCATCTATCGGACACATCGTCACATGGTGTGGTGGTGAACTTGATACTCAGTACATTGACCATGCAGGTGATGGTAACTGG